TGACCACTCTGGGTCAGAAGGATCCCGTGTCTGAATACAACTCTATGCTGTGGAACAACGGCACTGACGCAGGTAAGGATGCTGCCCGTAAGCAGAAGCGTAAACTGACTTACATCAGCAACATCTACGTGGTCAAGGATCCTGCTAATCCCCAGAATGAAGGTCGTGTTATGCTGTACAAGTACGGCAAAAAGATCTTTGACAAACTCACTGCTGCAATGCAACCCGAGTTTGAGGACGAGGAAGCAATCGATCCATTTGACTTCTGGCAAGGCGCCAACTTCAAACTGAAGGCGAAGAATGTTGCAGGTTATCGCAACTATGACTCCAGTGAGTTTGCCCGTCCTGACGCTCTGCTGGATGACGATGACGCAATGGAAGCAATCTGGAAGAAGCAATCCTCTCTTTCGGAATTTACTGCTCCCGATCAGTTCAAGGACTATGATGCTCTGAAGAAGCGTCTGGACTATGTTCTGGGTAACAAGGGTACCCCTCGCTTCCAAGACGAAGAGTCTGTTATGGAAGAAGAAGAGTTCCGCCGCGAAAATCGTGGTGCTGCTCCTGCATTCACCTCCACTCCTGGTGATTTCAATGCAGATGATATCCTTCCGTCTAATTCTTCCTCCAATGATGATGAAGACGATGCTATGGCATACTTTGCTAAACTTGCCGAAGAGTGAAGTATAATCAGATTTGCCTCACTCTTTTGGTGGTGGCAGCATACGTTAATCTTTTATTGAAGTGAAATCTAATTACATAATAGACCGTGTAACCAAATCCGAAGCCGCAGAGTTACTTCTGCGGTTTCATTATCTTAAGGATATATCCAAGGGATTTAAATCTGGTTATAATTACGGTCTTTATGAGAAAAATGATTTTAGTCCACTCAACATTGGTGGTATCAAGGGAGTCTGTGTTTTCACTGGACTCCCTGTTCCAGAAATAGCACAAGGCGCATTCGGTCTAGAAAGAAATGAGCAAGAAGGGTTATTTGAACTTTCACGACTTTGCATTCACCCTGGCACTCAAAAAGAGGAATACAATATCACCTCCTGGTTTGTATCCCGCTGTATCAAACAATTACGCAAAGATACACGAGTCAGAGCCATCATATCTTACGCTGATAGTACTTTTCATTGCGGCACAATTTATCGCGCTTGTAACTTTAAATATTGTGGGCTTACAGATTCTAAAAAAGATTTCTATTACGCAGACGGTACCAAGCATTCACGCGGCAAAATAAAAGGTGCTGAAGGAGAATGGAAAGATCGCTCCCGCAAGCACCGATATGTTTTAGTTTTCGATAAAACTTTAGACTTATTATGGACCGATCAGACGGGAGTTGTCAGTTAATAACAGTCTACTATTGATAGTTCTAGAACTTTCTTCATAATACATTAAGTTTCTCATATCATTCAAGAACTGTTGAAGATATCCTGGTTTCATTAACTCAATCTCTCTTTTCTTCTCATTCTTTATGGTTTCATACTCATAATTACTAACTCCTGTTACAGGATTGATATCACCAGAAACAGTTTTATAATCAACATTATTAGACTGTGGTCTTACACCAACATAAAAATTTGCTGCTGTAGAAGCATCGTAAGGGGGTTTAATAGTAAAGTTTTGATCTACAACTTGTCCAGCAGGTAAGATTAATCTTCCCTTGGCATCTCTAACTTCAATGGTCTCATAGTGATGAATGTTATTCATTTCTGTGAGACCATATTTGTTTTCAACATAATTATAAAGATCGTAGTTCGAAAGTGGCCATTCGTCCTTGATATTCGTGATACCAGCAGTAAGAACTACAATCCAATCAAGATCAGCTTGTCCATAAAATATTTCCGCAACAGTATCTGGTCTTTGAGTGTCTAGGACTGTATACTTATCAAAGAACGATGCTTTATCTGTAAGCCAGTCTTGAAGTTTGACTCTACGAAATAAGTTTTTAACCCTTACATATTCCCGTGAAGAAGTTTTATGTAAAAGGTTTGACTGATATAAAAGATCAGGAAGTTCTCTGAAATAAGACATTAGTAACCAACTCCGAAGTTTGCAGGATCATTACCAGGTGCATAAGGTCCAGTGTATTTTGCATCATAATCTTCAGCATAAACTGGATTAATCTCTTTAAATGTGCAAGTTACTTGAATATGAACTGGGGTTCCGTCTGCATAAGTTGCATAAGTTCCAGACGCTGTATAATTGACTGCCATATCAGTCAAAGAGCATAATTTAAATTTATTCAAAAATGGATGTGCCTTTTGACCAGTAATATATTCTAACTGGAATACTTTAGGTGCCTGAATGAATAAGGAATTGCCTTTTTTGGGAACCATTGCAGACTTAAGTGCTCTGATGATCATCATTACTTCTTTTGCTTCTGTTTCATCTCTTGGAGCAAAATCAAACAAGAATGGGAAAGATCTTAAAGTTACACCACTGAATAATAATTCCAAGTTGGATTGTAAGATCTGACCAGATGCCCTAGAAAGTAGTGAATTTGGATTTATATTTGCACCAAGTTGATTTAGTGCAGTTGCACCAAAAATAGATTGTATTCCTTTTTTCGTACCTTCATCTATACCTTCAATTTTGCCAGAAAATATTTGTTTCGCTATATCTGTAGCATTTCCAAGTGCTTTTTTGGGATCATCAATAAGACCTGCAGCAACTTTAAGTCCAACAGATTGAATTGGATTTAGTGTATCTTCACCATAAGAAACTGCTAAAGCATCTGATATTTGTTGCGGTATTGGTAAGTAAATATGTTGAATATTGGTTTTTTTTGTTTTTTCTGCTCTTGCCTCTGCAGATTTTGAACCTCTAAAATAATCAGTATAATTTTGAATTCCCCCAACTTTTGTAAGATCTATATTTTCTCCCGATTTAATAGGATCACCTATTCCAAATACATCTGATGTTCTAATTTGCTCAAAGATTGAAATAAACAAAGCATCTGTTGTATCCGATAAGGCTTCTCTAGGATACCTATAAACCTCTGGTCCCTCTTGTTGTGAAAGAGGATTAGACTTTGTATTACCACCTTGCTTTTCTTGCGATTTGGCAGCATCCTGCGCCTTTTTAGCAGCAGGTCTTACCCTATCAAACCTGGGGTCAAAACTACCCCTAGCACGTATATCTCTATCTCTAATATCAGCCATTTAGACTTTTTTTAGTTATTTAGCTACCTACTTTGAAATCCCTTATAGGTAACATCATAACGTCTCTTAATTCTGAAGGGTAGATTTCATAAATTCCATCAGAAATAACTTCACTTGCAAGATAGTTTCTTATTGATTGACCACGACCTAACCAGTGAAAGTTTTGTGCTACCCATCCATTATCTGATAATCCACGCATCTGAACAACAGGATTTCTGTCGTATCTCAAACCAGGAGTAATAGCGACATACTTATAGACGTATAGTTTTCCTGGTATTGGAGCGTCTGATTTTTCAAGTACAGAGAGCAACTGATCCATTACAATATCTGGATCTCTAACCCCAATCACTCTGTTCGTTACGACACGGACCCTATTGCGATTTTCATCAGTATCTGTGGGTCTTTCTGCTGCTGCCGCTGCTGCCTTTGCTGCACGCTGTTCAGCAAGTTTCCTTCGTTGTGATTGGAGAAGTGTTTCTCTCTTTTTTGCCATTACTTGATACCAAGTTCTTTTTCGGTCATCACCTTGAACTCCCACATCCTATCAGCACAAAACTCTTGTGCTGCCTTCCACTTTGCTTGATTTTTGGCATATTCATATGCCTCATTCAAGTATTTCTTTGTCTGTCTTTTTGGTTTTGGTGGTGGAGAGCACTGACTCAAGGGTTTTACTTCAATCAGCGATGATCTAATTCTGCCGTTCACATCCTTATACTTAATAAAGAAGTCTGGAAAATATCTATGCACCTTATTATCGATGGGAGAGCGATATGGAATGCAGAACTCTTCGGACTGCCATTCTAAAACATTTTCATTCTTATCACAGTAAACCATAAATTTGCGTTCCCAAAGAGAACGATAGATAATATTGGTTGGATCTCCCTTATACTTTTTTGGATAAGAAGGTTTGTATTTTCCCTTGTATGACATCTAAATAACTATAACAATCACATATAAGATATTTAGAGTGCCTAGACCATTACCGAAAAAAATATCTCAAATAAAACCAGTAATCGGGAATGTAGCA